TCGGAATCCCCACCCAAATTTTTATAGTTGCTCACCTAACAACTCCCCTAATGAGAATTTTATTATAACAGCCAATATAAAATATAAAACATGTAAATGATAAATGTTGGAGTGGTGTTTGCTAACACACCCGACGCTCGTGAACTCCAATCACCGACATCCTCCTAAATCGCTTCAAACATGATACGACAACTGTCTTGGAGAACCTTGAGAGTACCAGCTGCTCCAGTAAAGGCACAGTTCACAGCGAACTTGATTGTACCATCACTGGTTGCGTAGAAGGTTCCACTCATGGGTACCAAGGCACCACTGGCATTTCCTGCTTGGCGAGCCTGAACGTTTTGGGGCGGGCTAGTGGCTGCTGGGGTGGTTGCACCGGTGTAGGCTCGAACTATTGCTAGGAATATTTCGTTAGCACTATCACTGGCGGTCACATCAACATGAATACGGTAAGCACCTTTGGGGAGTAAGAACTCACCAGAGGTGTTCGTAATGCCAAGAGCATTGCTCCCTAACGCTTCGTTAAAGACAAGCGTGGCTGGAGTGCCGGTTGATATCGTCTGGTCTGCGCTGAGATTCCATGAAGAGGTTCGCGAGGACACAACAGTGGAGATATTCCTCTGTTTAATAAAGAAATCAATCTTGTATTTAACTTTGAGGATACCAATCTCTGAAGTAGTGCCATTATTGACAGTGGCAATACTCAAGTTACACATGTCGTAGTTTTGTCGATTGGAAGGAGTAACTCCATCCCGAACAAACTTGCGACGTCCAGTTGTGTGAACTCGAGTAGGGTCTAGTCTCAAAGTGGCGCCCGTCCAAGGAGAGCATTCAATGGTTCCAGCAGTGTTTCTTATTTCAACCAACGACACTGGGGGAGTGTCATTGCAATCGTACTCAGGACTCAGAATAACTGAGCCAGGAGTACTGGTTGAGCACGTGGGCATATAAACAAAGCGAACATCACGAATGCGATATTGCTCGTAAATAGCGGCCTTTGCACTGAGGATTGGGAAAACATTGGACATACCAGGGTTAACTTGTAATGTAGTGATGGTAGGAGAAGCTGAATTAGTTCCAGTCACAGACTGGATATGATCCACCTCAAACCCATTCTCAGAAGCTGTCACATTCATCATTCCAACGGCAGCAGGTGCAGTGTACCTAGCATTGGTCTGATTGGTCTGAAGCACCTGATTGGGAGTCAGGAGCTTCTTGTTGCGATTAGCCTGTAAGACTTGATTTGGTGTAAG